TTTTATATTTTAATTATAAAACTTATATGAATGAAGTTTATAAATTAAAAGAAACTGCAACTGGCGCAGATAAAATAATACCAAGAGATGATACTTATGATCCACCACAAGATAAAGAAGGTGGATATTCTAGATTGTTAAGATCAATAGAGTGTTTGTACGAAGGAGCTATGGTTTTAGGTACAGATAAATTACTTAAGTGGGAAATGTCTAAAAATATGATGCGTCCTAAAAGTGATTATACAAAAGTAAAAATGAATTATGCTATTGTAGCACCTAGAATGTACGATGGAAAAATTGATTCATTAGTTAAAAGAATAACTGGTTTTGCCGATATGATTCAGTTAACACACTTAAAACTACAACAAGTATTATCACGTATGATTCCAGATGGTGTTTATTTAGATGCAGATGGATTAGCTGAAGTAGATTTAGGTAACGGTACTAACTATAATCCACAAGAAGCTTTAAATATGTTTTTCCAGACTGGTAGTATTATAGGTAGATCATTCACAAGTGAAGGCGATATAAACCCTGGTAAAGTACCTATACAAGAAATAAATTCTAGTAACGGTGGTGCAAAAATGCAAAGTTTAATTAATAATTACAATTATTATTTACAAATGATAAGAGATGTAACCGGATTAAACGAAGCTAGAGACGGCAGTATGCCAGATAAAAATGCTTTAGTTGGCGTACAAAAACTAGCTGCCGCTAACAGTAATACAGCAACAAGACATATTTTACAAGCTGGTTTATTTTTAACAGCTGAAATAGCAGAATGCTTATCTATGAGAATATCAGATGTATTAGAATACTCTCCAACAAAAGACGCGTTTATACAAGCTATAGGCAGTCATAATGTAGCCACGCTTGATGAGATTAAAGATTTGCACTTATACGATTTTGGTATATTTATTGAATTAGCCCCAGATGAAGAAGAAAAAGCAATGCTTGAAAATAATATTCAAATGGCATTGCAACAACAAAGTATAGAATTAGAAGATGCAATTGATCTTAGGCAGATAAGCAGTATTAAATTAGCTAATCAACTGTTAAAAATACGTAGACAAAAAAAGTTAGAAAGAGATAGACAGCTTCAGCTAGAAAACATAGAAGCGCAAGCACAATCTAACACGCAGGCTTCAGAAATGGCAGCGCAGGTTGAGTTACAAAAAAACCAAATGTTAACTCAAAATCAATTACAACTTGAGCAAGCTAAAGCGCAAATGGATTCTCAAAAAATGATGCAAGAAGTTGAGCATAAAAAAGAGTTAATGGCTTTAGAGTTTCAATACAGCATGCAGTTGAAAGGTATGGATACTTCAAACTTACAAGAAAGAGAAAAACAAAAAGAAGATCGTAAAGATGAAAGAACAAAAATTCAAGCCAGTCAACAAAGTGAGATGATTGAACAAAGAAAAACAGGTAAACCACCTAAAAACTTTGAATCCACAAGTAATGATGTACTAGATGGCGCATTCGATTTAGGGTCATTTGAACCTAAATAAATTTTTTATTAATTATTATTATATTATATTATGGAAGAAAAACAAGAAAACGTAGTTGAAGAAACTGCACAAGTAGGAAACCAACAAGATCCAGGTGATGAAAACGTGGTGAAAGTTGATGAAAGTAAATTTGAAAGCGCTGGAGATGACAGCGTTATAAAAGTAGATTTAAGTAACCCACCTAAAGAAAAAATAGAAGATGAACAACCAATTGATAACACAGAAACCGAGGAAGTTCAAGAAGAGGTTATTAAAGAAACGACTGATAAAGAAGAGGTTGTTGAACAGTCTACAGAAGAAAATGATGAAACACCTGTTTTAGAAGAGATTACAAGTGAAGAAGTTGAAGAGCAAGTTGAAGAACTAGAAGAGCAAGTTGAAGAAGCTGTAGCTGAAGCTAAAGCAACTGGAAAAGATTTACCAGAAAATATCCAAAAGCTAATAGACTTTATGGAAGAAACTGGTGGTGATTTACAAGATTACGTAAAACTTAATCAAGATTACAGCAAGTTAAATGATAATGATGTTTTATATGAGTATTATAAACAAACTAAACCACATTTAACTAATGAAGAAATTAACTTCCTTATGGAAGATTCGTTCTCTTATGATGAAGAAATTGATGAAGATATAGATATACGAAGAAAAAAATTAGCGTTAAAAGAGCAAGTTGCCAGCGCTAAAGCCCACCTGGACGGGCAAAAGTCCAAATACTATGAAGAAATTAAAGCTGGGAGCAAGTTGACTCCAGAACAACAAAAAGCAGTTAATTTCTTTAATAGATACAACAAAGATCAGGAAAGCAGTCAACAATTAGCAAAGAAAAATTCTGAAGTTTTTACTCAAAAAACTAATAATCTTTTTAATGATAAATTTAAAGGATTTGAGTATAATATTGGAGATAAAAGATTTAGATTTAATGTTAAAGATGTTGATAATGTTAAGCAGACTCAAAGTGATTTAAACGGTTTTTTGGCAAAGTTTGTCGATAAAGATCTATCATTAAAAGATGCTAAAGGTTATCATAAATCTTTATTTACAGCTATGAATGCTGATGCTATTGCTAATCACTTTTACGAACAAGGTAAGGCAGATGCTATGAAAAATAGTATTGCTAAATCTAAAAACGTTAGTATGAAACCAAGACAATCTCACGGTGAGGTTGAAGCTGGTGGAATAAAAGTAAAAGTATTAGGTGACAATTCTTCTGATTTTAAGTTTAAAATTAAAAACAAATAACAAATTTAAAATTACAAAATTATGGCAATTACAGGAGGAAATAATTTGAATAGCGTTCCTACTATACAAAAGCAAACGCTAGCTACAAATTATTTAGATTTTACGGGTTCCACGGACGTAACGTGGGCTCAACAATATTTACCAGATCTTATGGAAAAAGAAGCTGAAGTGTTCGGTAAAAGAACAATTTCAGGATTTCTTAATCAAGTAGGAGCTGAAGAGGCTATGACATCCGATCAGGTTGTTTGGTCTGAACAATCAAGATTACACATCTCAGTAAAAGGTACAGTAGTAACAGCAGGATCTACAAATGGTACTTTTGAGGTTACAGCTGATATAGATGGTAATACTAGTGGTTTTACTTTAGCTAATCACGGTGTTAGAGCTAACGATTTAGTACTTATATCAAGTGCTGGTATAACTACAATGTGTTTAGCTACTGACGTTGACACTGCTACAATTCAAGTTGAACCTTTTGATAAAGCTGATTTAACTGGCCACGCTACAGGTGCTGGAGCTTCAACTTTATTAGTTGTTGGTTCTGAATATGCAAAAGGCAAATCATATAGCGCGGTTGATACAGCAAATCCATTAACATCTGCTGATTCACACGAAGCTAACCAACCAAGTTTTAAATCTTTTTCTAATAAACCAATTATTATGAAAGATTACTACGAAGTATCAGGTTCTGATGCGTCTAGAATTGGATGGGTTGAAGTGTCTACTGAAGAAGGTCAATCAGGATACTTGTGGTACTTAAAAGCTGAAGCTGATACTAGAGCTCGTTTTACTGATTATTTAGAAATGGCTATGTTAGAAAGTGTTAAAGGTTCTAACTCAACTGTTGTTGATACTAGTTTAGGAGCTAGCGCTGATTCTGGTGTAGGTACTCAAGGTTTATTTGATGCTATTACTGATAGAGGTAATGTTACTTCAGGTGTTACTGGTGTTAACGCTGCTACTGATTTAGCTGAATTTGACGCTATCTTAGCTGAGTTTGACGCTCAAGGTGCTATTGAAGAAAACATGATGTTTGTAAATAGAGCTACGTCTCTTGCTATTGACGATATGTTAGCTTCTATGAATTCTTACGGAGCTGGTGGTACTTCTTATGGAGTATTTAACAACTCTGAAGACATGGCATTAAACTTAGGTTTTTCTGGTTTCAGACGTGGATCTTATGATTTCTACAAATCTGATATGAGATACTTAAATGACAAAGCTACAAGAGGTGGTATTAACGCTGCTGCTGGTAGCGCTGCTATTAGAGGAGTTATTGTTCCAGCTGGTGTTTCTTCAGTTTATGATGAAATGTTAGGTAAGAACATGAAACGTCCTTTCTTACACGTTAGATATAGAGCTTCTCAAACTGATGACCGAAGATTAAAAACTTGGGTTACTGGTTCTGTTGGGGCTGCTACATCTGCTTTAGATGCAATGCAAATGCATTTCTTATCTGAAAGATGTTTAATTACTCAAGGTGCTAACAACTTTATGTTAATGAAGTAAGCACTTATTATTTAAAGAAGAGGGCGGCATGCATGTAAACGCTCTCCGCTCTCTTCTTTTATTTTATTAATTTTTATTATATTATATATTATGGCAAAAAAACAAGAAACAAAAAAAGTTGAGGTAGAACAACCTCAAATTCAAGAAAAAGTGGTAGTAGAAACTCCAGTAGTTGAAGCTCCATTAATAGAAAAACAAACAAAAAGAAAAGAACCAACTTACAGGAAAGCAGAAGATGGTTGGGAAATAAAAGATAGAGTTTACTATATAAAAGGAAGAAAAAAACCTTTATCTCAAATGATTAGATCTGCTAACATATATTGGTTTGACGAAAGCAAAGGATACGAA